AGGTCCGCAAGCTTAGAACAGCACTTATTCATGTGTAGTGCTATTTGAGCAGAAGAATTCAACCGCTTGTGACAAATGCCACAAGAGAACCACTGAGTCCTGTCTCGTGATCCAGTGCGCACGGCATGAACGTTAGTTACATGCTGGTGGCCATGGACGTGAGTCTCGTACTGGGTGTAGCTGTTACACTTCACCCTGCATAGCTCACACTCGAACTCAGGTAGTAAGGAGGTCTTAACCATTTTGTAATGTTCAAGACCGCCACCATCAATTCTCCTGATGATTACACCATTCGTGAAGAGTTGTTGCAAAGCACCGACAAACTCAAACATGGTACAGTGTGTTCTATCTTGGACAAATGCCCATATATCATTCATTGACACATAGTCTTTTTCAACCTCCAATACAGCGCAGATCTTACCAACAATGTCCATTTTAAAAGAGCAATTTAAATAATCCCAAATTATCTTCAAAAACTTCTCTCTGTAAAATACCACGAGTCCACAAGCTATCTAAAGCACAAATTAAATTAAACTTATCTTCTTCACACTGAACTTCAGCTAACTCGAAAAGATCTACAACAGAATAATATTCACGATCAAGCAATAAATCTATTATCAAAAATTCGTAATCACGAATTCGCATAAAACGCTCTTCAAGATCAAACATTATATTAAATAAAACTAAATCTTACTAATACTAAGAATACTTAGCGACACATTTACGTGCCCACTCAGTTGGATTCTCACCAATCTGTCCAAGAGAAACAACTTTTAGAAAACCGTAAGCAACCCAAGCAAACCAACGCCTTTCACATCTCCAGGTTTCATCTACTTTTATTGCAGATGCTCGAGGTAATGAAGCAAATTGAGGTTTTTCTTGAATATGCGTTTTACAATCGGGTACATCTAGACCTATACAGTGTTTGGCTATCAAACTAAAATTACCAGAAAAAGTACAGTTCTTTATGTCCTGAAAAGCTTGTTGCGTAACATCACAACCACATGCTTCGAGAACAAATTGATCTGCCCAAATTTTAGTGCCACTTCCAAACTCCAATGACTTACATTTATTAAACTCTTCCAAAAATTGCACCAACGTTGGATCTGGATCCTGCTCAGGTGCATAATATGTTTTGTTAACATGAGAAGTATAAGGAAAAACACACACAATTGGGGTTGAAACACAAGAAACAAAAGAAGTAACTGTCGTAAAAACTCGCGAAAAGAAAGAAGACGTACCAAAGAAATACACGTACGCCAAATATAAACAATAAACCAATAAAGCGAGAAAAGCGACAGTTAACAAAAATTTAACAAAAATAAGAAAACAACGAAGCCTACCAGTCCTACTAATATGCTTCGTGTAAGCCTTCATTTCATCAAGCAACGCCTCCTGCTTCTTCAACGCAATCATCTCTCCTATCGTTTGCTTCTCCACATCCATTCTTACACCAAAAACAACAATCAAAGCAAAAGAATACAAATGCAAATATTATAACAAGCACAGAAATAGCAGA